CTTCATCAATTTGTTGAATATAATCATTTTTCATATTTATTATATTATTTGTTACAGTAGTTTTATCGTTCGTTGTCATATTTATATTAGCTTCTTCTTTAAAACCTTCAAAAGAGTCTTCATTATTAGAGTCTTCATTATTAGGGTCTTCGTCAGGGTATTTATTAGGATCTCTATTTAATGGTTTTTTATTAGCAAATGTATTATTAGTATTTGTATTAGTATTTGTATTAGTATTTGTATTAGTATTTGTATTAGTATTTGTATCATTTGGAATTTGATTATTCATTATTTCATATACATAATTTTCAATATTTATATAATTATTTTTAACAGTATCTTTTAAATTATTAAGTGCATCTTTAAAAGCCTTAACACAAATTATTTCTGCTTTATTTTTTGAATAACTTGCAAGTATATTATCTTTTGCTACTATATATTCAGCACTATAGTTAGTTGTTTCTGATTTTGAGGTTGATATATCTTTAGGTATCATTTTCCATATATTTGTATCATCATTACCATAACTAATAATTAATGAATCATTTTCTGTATTTTGAGATGATGATAAAAAAAAATTACTAAGCTGTACTGATTCAAATGTAACTTGATTATTATTATTATTATCACTTTCTAATACTTTTACGGTCCAATTTGTCATTGGACCCATACTTTTACCTGTAAAAGCAGCACACCAATCTTGTCTAGATGATTGACTTTTTGGAATTGTAGAGTCTCCTGTGCTAGGACCAGAATTTGCAATTAAATATTTACCATACGATGACATAATCATATAAATATTATTACTTTGTGGTATTAAAGTATAATATATTTCTTGTTGATTAACTTTACTATCATTTATATCACTTATAAAGTATAATGAATTATCATTTTTACAACCCATATAAAGCCCATTATGTGTTACTAACATAACTATATTTGTATTTTCTCCTGATACGTTAGAAGATAACTCTTTAGTACGTGTATTATATAATGAATAGTTGCGCCCCATACCTGTGTTTGGTGATTTAAATTCTTTTGGTAATACACCAGATGTTGCATCTTGAAATGTTGTCACACAAGAATCATATTGTTCTGAATTTAATAAACCACTTTTTTGTAGTTTATCGCACCAATTTAAAGTTTTTGTTTTAACATCTTGATAATTTGCAAATGTTTCTAGACTTTGTTTATCATACATTTTATTTATTATTTATATTATTTTTATTTTATATTTATATTATTTATATTTATTATCTAGAATTATTATTATTTAATATATAAATAGGTTTATTTTTTAATAATTTTTAACAATTAAAATTTAAATTAAAATTAAAATAAAACTAAAACTAAAATTAAAATTAAAAAAATATTAAGTAATGTTAAATTATTCTAAAATATTCAATCTGAATTTACAATATTTCCTATTTGTGATATTGTAAAAGCTACATTATTACGATTTTTCATACCTTCTCTAGAAGACCATCTCATAATAAATTTAATAATTGATGATTCACTTCTTCCTAAATATTCATTATTTTTATAATTTTCAAAATTTTCAATAATATCATTATATTTATTTTTTATTTTATTTATCATTTTTTTTTCAGAATCATTAGAAACTCTTTTTCGGATACCATCAATAATAACATTACTAAAACCATAAGGTGCTCTACCTATTACATTACCTTCAGCCTTTAAACGTTTTAGAGTTCCTTTAATTTTTTCACTTGTATCATTACTTTGTTTTTCAGCAGTCATTAATTCTGTTTGAATCATAGCCCTATTTGCAGATGTAATATCTTTATTATATTTTATATTATTTGTAACAAAATGAACTGTTATATCTCGTTTTGATAGACTATCTAATACTTCTAAACCTTTTAGAGTATTACGACACCATCTGTCAGGTGAATATACAATAATATTACTATGATTTGGAATATGAGATAACCAAAATGCTAATTCTCCAGATATTAAGTTTTTACCATTTCTACCACTTACACCATTATCTTCAAGATATCCGAATGGAGCCATTTTCATATTATTTTCAAAAGCAAATTTATAACAAGCATCTGTTTGTGTTTTAATACTGTTATCAATATGTTCTTTATCTTTTATACTACGCCGTACATAAATAACTGTATTTGTAGCATTAGGAGGTATATTAGAATATGCATTTGCAATTTTTATATTATGTTCATAATTAAGTTTTTGTGTTTTTAAAGTATCTTTGTTTATATCTTTTGATGATATTTCACTAGTATTTCCATCTAAAAAATCTACAGTATAAATCTCATTCGGATGAGATTCATTATTAAAATGAGCTGTGTTAAGATTATATGGTTTTATTTTAATTACAACATTTTTGTTTTTTTTATCGGATAAAAATGCATTATCTTTTTTCGATTTTTTATTAATACGTTCATTATCAAGAACATCATCAAATAAATTAGATAATTTATTTATTGATTTATCTTCTATATTATCTTCTAAAATTTCATCTTCTGAAATTATTTTACGTTTAAGAATTTTTTTTTTAGATACATTTACATTAATTATATCGCCTACAGCATTTACATCCATTATATCTCCCACAACATTTTCTATATCATTAATATTATTACGGATATCAAAATTAATACCGTTATTTAGAGGAATTAATTGTTGTTGTGGTTGTAGCATTTGCATCATTGGATGCATCATTGGTTGCATCATTGGTTGCATCATCGGGTTTTGCATTTGCATCATTGGTTGTTGCATCATTGGTGGTTGCATCATTGGTGGTTGCATCATTGGTGGTTGCATCATTTGTGGTTGCATTATTGGTTGTTGCATCATTGGTTGCATCATTGGTTGCATCATTGGGTTTTGCAGCATCGGGTTTTGCATAGGTTGCATCATAGGATTATACATTTGCATTTGCATCATTGGATTCATCATATATCCATATGGATTAAATTGCCATTGTATAGGATTAATATTTTGATTTTTATCTGAGTTGCCATTAACGTTACCATTAGAATTACCATTAGAATTTGCCATTTTATATATAATTATTATATTATAAATTATTAAATTATAATAAATAATATATTAAATATTAAAATTCAATTTTTTATATTATTTTATTAAGTAAAAACAAAGACATAAAAATAAATAATAAAAATAGATAAATAATAAAAATAGATAAATAATAAAAATAGATAAATAATAAAAATGAATGATATAATTGCATCTGGTGCTATTCATTCAATTAAGACAATATTTCAAAAAAAAAATGAAAGAAATGTTATAATTGACCCATTTAGTTGTTTAGTAAAATTATCACTTCTCCGATTTCTAGAACAAGGTACTAAAATAAGTATTTACCAGAATCGAATACATTTTAATTCACCATCATATATTCAAGGTTTTATTAGATTTATGTATGGTGATAATAGAGAACATTTACATAATCTTTATTTACCTATTCAAAAATGTGTAGAATGGTTCTGGAATGATAAAAATATTGATATGACATATATGTTTGAGAACGCAGTAACTGGACTGAAAATGTTAAAATATGCTTATAGTGAATATGCTACAATACAACATACAATTGATTATTATATAATAATAATGATGCAAAAAAACTCACAACTTATTTCAAAATTAGGATTTATATCTCTAGATAACAAAAATATTTCTACATTTCCTAAAAGCAATATAAAAATAGAAATAGAAGAAGAACCAACTTTTATAGAGACTGAAAATAATATTAATAGTAATAGTATTAGTAATGGTAATGGTATTGATAATAAAAATAAAAATAACAAATATAATAAATCTAAAAATGATAAAACAGATAAAACAGATATAAAAAATAATATAGATGTATCTGTATCTAGAGATGTATCTGTATCTAGAGATGATAAAAATAATATAGATGCAAAAGATATTAGAGATTCAATACTTCTAAAACAATTAAAAGAACAAGAAAAAACAAAAGATATTCATATTAAAGATATGCATAAATTTCTTTTTGAAATATGGAATTTACGTGAAATTGATATTGTAATTAATCTTTATAGAGAAATGGAAACTAAACAAGCAGGATATGAACGTGATAGTATATATGCTAATATAATGAGTTATTGTTCTATGAAAGAAAATAAACTTTTTGAATATATTGAATCTAATAGTAGTATTTTATAATAATTTATAAAATAAAATATTTTATAATAATAATATAAATAAAATTTTTAAATATTTTAAATTATTAATTATTAATTATTAAATTTCAAGTTTCAAGTTTCATATATTTATCAATAAAATGTTATATCAAGAAGATGTTATAAAATATTGTTATTATATATATCATATCTTAGTATTTTTTTCAACATATTACGCTATACCATATTTTATACCTGTGTTAGCTTATCCTGACGGTTGTCCTTCTTGTCAAGAACCAAAATATTACCATATACGTAATACAATTCAATTTATGCTTATGATGTTAATATATATTATTAGTAAAAACTTTTTTTTTCATCATATTAAAAAAATTATTATATATTTATGCGAAAAAAACAATATTAAATCTAAATACATTTAGAGCTTTGTGTATTTAAAATGCCGATTTTAATTTTTATAAATTTTTAATGTTCTATGTTTTGTAGATAACTTTTTTCTTTTCAAAGTTTTATATGAATCTTTATTAGGCTTATCCTCAAATAAATGATTGTAATTATCTTTATTAATATTATTTATTGATTTTTTTAAGTATTTTTGTAATGTGTAAAATTTTTCTTATTTTTATATCATTTTTCATTATTTATAATATAAAGTTTTTACTTTATACTTTATCCTTTATCCTTTATACTTTTCAACCTTAGGGTAATATTTCAATATGGATACTTTAGCAAACCTATTAAATAAAGCACTAGATAATATAAATAATTTAAATGAAGACTTATCTAAACTAAAATCATCACATATTAATTTATCAAACAAATATATTGAATCTTGTAAAACAATTACTAATCTAGAAAAAAGGATTACAATAATTGAAAATCGTATTTCACCTGAACTAGCAATTGATGAAGTTGCTCTTAGTTCTTTAATAGTAAGACTTTGTCGTGAAAATCCAGATAATATTGGACCAAAAGGTCCAGTTGGTGATAAAGGTCCAGATGGTGATATTGGTCCAGTTGGTCCAAGAGGACCTATTGGACCTAATGGATTACAAGGTTCTACTGGTCCAGAAGGAAAACAAGGCCTAGAAGGAAAACGTGGTTCTGATGGAAAACAAGGAATACAAGGTGAAAAAGGTTTAGATGGTAATCAAGGACCAATTGGTCCAATAGGTCCAACAGGTTTTAAAGGGCGTGATGGTATAATGGGTATAGCAGGCTTTCAGGGACCTACCGGATTACAAGGTCCTCAAGGTTCTCAAGGTGAAATTGGTGTAACAGGACCTGATGGTAAAGAAGGTCCAGAAGGTAAAGAAGGAAGAGCAGGAGCTCAAGGTCCTCGTGGTCCAGAAGGTTTAAGAGGTAAAAATGGTAAAACAGAAACAGTTTGTCAAAATTGTACTAAAATATAATTATAATCTAATATTAGGCTTATCCTCAAATAAATGAGTGTAATTTTATTTTTTATTTTTTATTTTTTATTTTTTATTTTTTATTTTTTATTTTTTATTTTTTATT